ACCACAAACTGGGCGAGTCATATAGTTTCCATTTAGTGTTCCACTACATAAGAATTGATCTGTGGCTGCAAGTCCATTAACTCTAATTAGACTATAAACATCGTATGCCAAACCAGCAGAACCAGCACTATTTAAGGCTTGCTGGGCTGTTTGTAAATTAATATTGGCTATGCCAAGTTCATCGTAGGCATCATTCTTATTGTCTAAAGCAGTGGCTACTGTTACTGTTTGTCCGTCTACTACTGATTGGGCTAAGTCTTTTTCTTCAAGTGCCGTGGTTTCTGCGTCAATAGAATCATCATATAGATGAGAGGTTTGGGTCTGTGTTTCTTTTGCAGATACTGCAATGTCGTACTTTTCTTCTGCTTCTTGGATTAGGGATATAAATTCATCCTTATAGCCAAGGTCGTCAATGCTATCGTTAAGATCTTGTATTTCTTGGGCTGCAACTGTGAGGGGGTCATCAGAGTGTGCACCTTCTGGGGAGATAATAAGCCAGCCAAATGCTAAAAGTGTGGCTGCTAGTATGCGTATTAGTCTTTTAATTTGCCTTTCCCCCTTGCAGACTGATGTCTGATAAGATGATTATACCATTTTATTGCACAAAAAAGGGGCTATCAATTAAGATAACCCCTTTAGTGTTGGACTAATTACTTAAGTAAAGTAACCTTTGCCTTTGGATTCTTCTTGTTCCACTTTGTAGCAAGTGCATTGAATGACTTCTTCAAAGAAGCAAGCGCTGCTGCATTATCTGCAGTCAACTTAGCGATTGTTGCATCCTTAGCAGCAAGAGCAGCATCTGATGCAGCCTTTGCCTGAGCAACTGCGGTTGTTGTATCATCCTTGAACTTTGCAAGTTCAGCATTCTTAGCAGCAATTAGAGCAGTGTGCTCTGCTGTTGCCTTAACTAATGCAGCATCTGATGCAGCCTTAGCAGCAAGTGCTGCATCCTTAGCAGCAGTCTGTGCAGCAAGTTCTGATACTAGATCACGGACTGTGATTTCTGCAAATGGTGCTAGTGCACGAGCAGGAAGACCTACTACATCAGCAGTTGTTGCATCTCCAGCAGTTGTTGGGCTGAATGTAATTAATGAGCGTGTTCCAGTTACTGGAAGTGTTGCAACAAACTTTGCAACTCCGAAATCTGAAAGCGTAGCACCAGTGGTTGCTGTTGCTGTGTCTAGTGTTGCTGTTGTAGCAAATACTGTTGCAGTAATTGACTTACCAGATACCTTGTTACCAAATGTGTCTGTTGCAGTTACTGAGATGTCTTGCTTTGTGCCAGCAGCACCAGCGGTAGGGGCAGATACTGTAAGAGTATTAATCTTACCAGCAGTTCCCTGTACGTAGTAGGTAAGAGTTGTACCCTGATTTGTGATTACAACTGTACCAATTGCTGTTGTCTTTGTATAGACATAGAATGTTGCAGTTGTTCCTGTACCAGTTGCAATGCTTAGGCTTGAAGAGCCTGATGCCGATGTTACTGGTGCAGCGGTTGTGTGTAGTGCAGACACGATTGTTGCGTTTGTTGTTACTACAGAAACTACTGTTCCTGTGTCAACAGTTGCGACGAACTTTAGTGCGTCAGCAGCGTCAACTGAGTTGTCTGCAGGGACTGGTAATGATGCAGGTGTTGAGATTGATGAAGCGGTTGTATTGGCCGTTCCAGCAAGTTCTACAGCGACTGACATTACAGCAGCACTTGCAGGTGATGCTACGATTGTGCCCAAAGTCATGGCTGCAACCATGGCTAGTGCGATTTTCTTAAATGAGTTCATTTAATTTATTCCTTTTCTTTTTATAGTAGATTTAATCTATCCAGATAATCTTTTACATCATCTGGCATAGGTTTATATTGTATCACACCGTCGTTTTTCATGTCAAATTCACTCTTAGATCTGTCTCTAAAAGTATGAATCTCTATTTCGGTGTTGTTATTTTTTGGAGTATGAGATATAGCCCCAAAAATAGCACCACACACAGCATCAGCCAAGTCCTTTGACTTTTTGCGTGGGTGATCAACTCTGTCATTTTTCATAATCTTTAATTGTGTTAGTTCATCAAACAGAAGTTCAATTGCTGGCATCGCCAGTCTTTCTTCATATACAAGCATTGCCATGTCTTCGTAGTGCTTCTTGGCAACAGAAACAGTATCAGTTCTCATTCCAACTTGCTGAAGTTCATTTTGAATATCAAATGATTGCCAACGGTCAAATGAAACCATTCCAATATCAAACCCAAGCCTTCTAAGATTTTGGATCCACTGCTTTACTTCTGAAAGATTTACTGGACCCTCAATCTTTGGTTCCCACCATGCCACTGCATCTACTACTACAATTGGTGCTACTTGTTCGTAGTTGTTAATTACCTGTATGTTTACCCATTTTTCTACATGGGCAATTGCAACTGCACATTTGTCGTGCTTCTGTGCAAGGTCAGCGTGAACATAATACTTTTTAGTTGGATCTGGTTTGAATGCTTCGTCAAACCTTCTAAAATTGTCTATTGGATTACGAAGAGTCATGCATGCTCTTACCTTTTCTGCTTGCTTAAAGAATGCATCTGAAGCAAAAGTTGGGACGCATGCAAAGCGCATCATGGCATCTCCAAGGTCTGTCATAAACGCAATCTTAAAATCATCAATGCTTCTTGTTGGGTTTACTTCCCATGTAGGTCTCTTTAATGCAAATACTCCTGGATATTTGTATGAAATGATTTGATCTTCATCCCAGGAAATTTGAAACTTGTTGCTTGGGTCTGTATCTGGAAGAAGTGGATTGATTACAAACTCATGCGTTCTTTCAATTATTTCTTTATCTGCAATAACTGCATCATATCTTTCTGAAATAAAGTCCCCTGGATATCTTGGAAATGAAAGCAAAACAACTTTGCCAAGGTCGGGAAAACGGGAGTCTACTGATCCACGAAAAGCCTTGTAGATATTATCAGCAGTCTTACCCTGCTCATTGCCTGTTCCAACTTCAGATGCAAAACCAGAAATCTCATCAAGTACTGCAAGTAAAAGGTTTAAACCCTCATGCGATTCTCTTTCTGAGTGTCCAGAGTAAACAGTGATTGATTTATCAAACTCTACCGAGTCTGCTTTAGCATTATACTTTCCAGCAAACCATGGGGACTTTTCAATCTTTGTTTTAAATCCTTTAAAGAAAACATTCTTTGCCTGCTGAGCGTTAATAGCAACATTGATTAGGTCAATAGCGTCTCCAGAGGGCTTACCAAAATATTTTGCTGGGTCTTTTAAGCATAGAAGTTTGTATACGATGTATGAGCATGCTACGGTTGATGTAAAGTCCTTTCCAGATCCCTTGCCAAGTTGCAGAATAATCTCATTCTTTGTGTACTTATTATAGTACTGGGTTCCTTTTTCTTCTCCTAGTATATCTATCAAATCTTCTTTACGATAGATCTGGCTCATCGCCTCAACAATGTCATACTGAATATCTGATAGCGGTGGTTGGCCCAAATAAGATGCTGACTCAACAAATGTCTTTGCATCTACTGGAGTTTCTTCAAAGTTGTTATTTTTAAGAACCTCTAAGAATTCATTAAACTTCGTGGACAATTGTTATTACCTCATCGTCTTTAGATATCCTAGACAACCTACGCATAATCTCATCACGAATTTCTGGGTGCTCTGTTGCTATATCTTTAAGTATATTAATAAGGACTTCTTGTCTGTGCTCAATCTCAACCATCTCTTCAGCAAGTTCTTTATTTTCAAGAAGACCAGCCTTCTGCAACATATCAATGCGCTTAGACTCAATATCCATAACAAGTTTAATCGCAGCAGTCTTAGCGCTAAGATTGTTTGTCATTGATGCCTCATCGATAACTTCGTATGTTCGAGAAACTAACTTACTGTAGTGTGTGTCTGCTGCAGCGAGTGCTTCTTTTGCACGAGCACGAATAGCATCGTTGGCAGATGCCATAACCTTCCACTCATTAATAAGTGTAACAACTCTTTGTCTTGGTATGTCTAACTGCTTTGAGATTACTGTTGGATCGTTACCCTTTAAGTATTCTTCTACAACAAGATTAACTTGGTCTAGGTGCTTAACTAAATCATCTTCAGTTGACATACTTTCCCTCTAATCTGTTGATTTCATCTTTAATATAAAAGATTGCTTTTTCTAAATCCTGAATTGTTTTTGCTTCATCTTTAAGACCTGCTCTCCAAAGATACTTAAAAGCATTGCCAATATTGAAGTTACGGTGTCTAGTAATTTCTATACATTCTATTCCTGAAGGATCAGAGGTGTAGTGTCTAGGATTATTAACCTGATCAACTGTTATGTTTAGATTGTCACTCATGTGATTCCTCTTCGTCAAGTTCCCAATCAAACGCTTCTGGAATACCCTTTAGTGCAGCAAAGGCAAATGCAAAACCAACGGTACCTGCTACAGCAAGTGCTATTAATGCTTTTTCAAATTTGTTCATCTTTTTGATTTCCTTAATCCGAATTTGGCAAGGTATACGTAGATAGTCTCAACACTGGCTCCGCACTCCTTTGCAATCTCTTCTGGGGTCTTTTTATCCATAAGATACCTCTTACGCATAAAGACTTCCGATGTATATAGTTTAGCAGCCATGTCGTTATTTGTCAACCTGCTCTTCATTAATATCATAATTAAATCTATCAGAGTTTTCCATTATCCACTTGTCCTGATTTTCAACATCATACTTTCTTTCATTGATTATTCTATCAATCAAGTATTCTTTTTCAAGCGTAAATGATGGCTCATAAACACGGACTCTATTGTTAGGCTGAATAGCAAAATTTCCATCATCTCTCTGTATAACATGCCCACACTTGTGATCTGCTGGGCTTTCTGAATATCCATCATCTAAAACATTTCTATCTGGGTTATGCCAGTCTAATGTAAATAGGTATGTTCCTTTGTGCATTGTCTTTGTTCGATCTATGTAAGACATTCTGAGGTTGGTTAGATTTTCAAATTGAGTTACAGAAATGTGATGGCTAAAAGAATTCCATAGAACTAGATTGTGTAGATCAACTTCAGGAACTCCTGGCTCTGTGCAAAAAGCAGAGATTGGAAGTCTCCACCATAGTCCACCATCTGGCATCATGATATGAAACAGTGGGCTTCTAGACTTTAAACTTGAAACACCAAATACTACACACTCAAAGTATTTGTCGTGGCTATCTTGGTGGTTTCTTAAATAGTTACCTCTTACATAGCAATGTATTGGTGGTATGTTTGCATTTAACTCTGGCATTACAGTTCATATCTTTCTACTATTTTTAATTTATCCCAATAACCCTTTGCATTTCCCTGATACATTTGACCAGTTTCTCTATCAAGAAGAACCCATTTTGTGGGTGCAAGAGTTCTTACAGTAAGTATAACATCTTGATCTTCTTCTTTAAAAATAAATGGTTCTCTTTCCATCATTAAACGCCAACCGCTTTATCCCAATTTTTTAATGCCCAATGCCCAATTCCACAGGCATCAGCCACATCGTTGTCTGTTATAGTCCTGTCATACTGTATGTTAATAAAGTTTATTGTTCTTTGTTTTCTTAGGTCTCTTTCGTAGGATTTAAGCCATGATTCTGACTTCCCTGGATTTTGTGATTTAATATATAGTTTCTCATCTTTAGATATTTTCTTATTTCCAATAAAGTTTTGCCAAGTAATTGGCGCAACCTTTCCAATAGTCTTAGTCCCAGATTGACCTGCTGATCCTAGAATTGCACCTTGAACTAATGCTAGATCAGCAGCCGTCTTTGGGCTATTCATAAACACAGTGTGCTCAATAACGATTGCCTCAAATCCACCAGAATAATCAAAAAATGCTTTTACTTTTTGACCAGCATCCATAACCTTTTCATAAGTATTACTACCAGTAAAGTTAATCTTTCCAAGGCTTGTTATTGTTTGAGTAAAAGTATCAAATACTGCAAAGGCAAGACTATTAGTACTAGCGTCAATGGCGCAGATGTTTTTAGGTATCATCTCTATTCCCCACTTATTCTTCACTATTTCCCAGGCCCTTAATCTTTTTTAGTGTTTTTAAAACAATTATAGGATTAACAAAACATTCTACACACAATGGATCATCATTGTAAATAGATAAACTTTTTTGACAACCCTTGCACTTTCTTTCCTTGCCTATTCTTTTTTGACGACGAAGCACCAGATATCGCTCTGCAATTTTTTCTTTAGTTGCTTGCTCTCTGCATTGGACAGAGCAATATATCTGGTAACTAACTTCTGTATTGAATTCGGAATCACACCATTTACAATGCTTCATCTTTCAATGGCTCCATAGATTTTAATTTAAACTCCCCCTTGCCAGCATCTGCACATGCCTTTTTAATTGGGCAAGACTTACAAATCTTTGAGTTAGAGCGATAGTTCTTTTCAGGAAGGGTTCTATCAACCCAAGCCTTTCTGACAGATCTCATCCACTCAAAAGTTTGGTCTACCCATTGGCGATAGTAGTCGTTTACTTCTACAGGAAGCACAAGCAGTTCATGATTATTTTTATTTTCATAAATTAAAACTGCTTTTGGCTTCTTTAGAATTTTCATATATATGAGCAACTGAATTAAGTGTCCGCTCTTTGGCTTCATATGTGCCTTTCGGTACTCAAAGCCTTCGTTCATCATTGTTTTAATTTCACCAAGGAGTTCTTCTCCCTGCCAGTTAACAATAACATCTCCATAACCAAAAATTGGTGGATCTGTATATGTAATTTTAAATTCTGAATCAACCAGGAAGTCTGGAACATTACCCATGGCTTCTTGAATTCTTTCATGAGATT